TACCAATCAACATTTTCTCGTCCCTGAAAAAGCTCCTCAATTAAATTGTTGCGCACCTGAAGCTCAGGCGCACTAGGCGCAGCAGTGCTCTGTAACCTCAAAAATCCACGATAATAACCATCAGCAGTAGATCCATCATTGGCAGGATAAAATCGAGCAGGAAAAGGAGATGCTGCATCGCTGACTTCCCAAATATCTTGTCCATAGTAAGAAAAGCAAATACGACGCCATAACCAAGGCGACGACGTATCCGTAGCAAACCGAAAAGTCTCCGAAACACCAACAGGAAAGGACTCGTCCTTCTCACGAGAAGACGAAGTAGGCATGTTCGCAGGATCATTGCGCTTAAAACGCATCGTTGGAGACCAAACAAAAATAGCAGGAGTCAAAGCATCACCAACAACAATAACCTGGGGACCAGGAGTCCAAACAGTAGTAAAAACAGGAATGGTACCAAGCGCAAGACGCATAGCATCCTTCTTCTTAACAGAAGAAACATTCAAGATTCTTCGACGGGAGGCTTTCCGTCGCATTGGGCGAAAAGAACGTGCACGAGAGCCTCGCGCACCTGTGCGACGGACTGAGTATCTTCGACGGGTAAACGAGCGACGACCAGAAAGACCAGTTCTAGCAGAGAATCGAACTCTGCGACGATAGAATGCCATGGTTTCATTGGCGGAAATAAAAAACCAACAAAAGTGGAGTCGAGTGGAGAATGTTGGTATCGCCCAAACCAACAAATCCACAAGACAAAAAAAAGGGTCCAGCGCAGGTATAAATACCAGAGGTGGGAGTGGGAGGACGAAGGGAGTAGACTATAATATTAATTTCGTCTACTCCCACTACCATGTCATTCAGATTCAGAGCTAAATATGGACTGCTTACATACCCACAATGCGGAGATCTCGACCCTTTTAAAATTGTCGCACGACTTAGTGAGCTGGGAGCTGAGTGCATCGTGGGACGAGAGAAACACCAAGATGGTAACACTCATTTACACGTATTCTTCGCTTTTGAAGATGAATTTAGTTCCAGATCTGAACGAATCTTCGATGTCGACGGACATCACCCAAATATCGTGCGCTCACGAGGAACTCCAGGAAAAGGTTGGGACTATGCAACAAAGGAGGGCGATATTTGTGCGGGGGGGTTGGAAAGACCACCCGACAGTGCAAAGACTGGAACAGAAAATAAATGGGCTTATATTGTGGCAGCAACATCTGAACCAGAGTTTTGGGCACGAGTTGAGGAATGCGATCCTCGTGCTATGGCATGCAATTATGGGAATCTGGCAAAGTACTGCGACTGGAAATATAGACCAATTCTGGCTAAATACGAACATCCGCCGGGAATTTCTTTTATCTCGGAACAAACGGAGGATCTCAATAAATGGGCTACAGAGAATGTTGGAATCGACACCAATAGTAAGTCAATATTCATTCCGACCCCCGCCTTACCGCCGGGGGTTATATTTCATCTCTAGCGACTATAGATGAGTCATGCTAATTTAACAGTAAGGCTTAAATCACTCATTTTATGGGGTCCATCAAGAATGGGGAAGACAATATGGGCACGATCGCTCGGTGCACACGCATACTTCGGGGGACTGTATAGCTTGTCGGAGCCAACCGAGGGGGTAAAATACGCAGTATTCGACGACCTACAGGGAGGACTCGATTACTTCCACGCATACAAATTCTGGCTAGGATGCCAAAAAGAGTTCTATGCAACAGACAAATACAAAGGAAAACAGTTGATCAAATGGGGAAAACCAAGCATATACATCGCAAACAACGACCCACGCAACGATAAGAGTTGCGACAAGGAATGGTTAGAAGCAAACTGTGATTTCATCTACATATCAAATCCTATCTTTCATGCCAATAGTATATAGAATCACAACCAAATGAAAGATTGTTATCACCAGGATCACCTGCATTCAAAAACATGTCCACAATATAGTAATCACCCATACTACGCCGAGATTCATTAGAATAGTTCTTCGGCAACTGAGCCTTGCCAACCTCATCAGACTCATACACAAGTAACTTGCGAATGGGATGCCATCTCTTAAGAACCCGCAACTGACCAGCATCAGAATTCGAGGCAATACGTGTAACTTTATCGTACCAGACCTTAACATGACGAGTATCAACTTTAGCAGTAAAAGAATTGTACCAATCAACATTTTCTCGTCCCTGAAAAAGCTCCTCAATTAAATTGTTGCGCACCTGAAGCTCAGGCGCACTAGGCGCAGCAGTGCTCTGTAACCTCAAAAATCCACGATAATAACCAT